TGGAGGAACAGATGAAGGTTTTTCAACAGATTGTGGTCACTTAAACATCTTGGGACCAAAAACAGGAGCTCATGGAACCGCTCGATTTGGTACAGAAACTCGTCCTAAGTCGTATTATGAACTTGTTTATATCAAATGTGCGGACATTAGTCGACCTTTAAACTCGGAGGAAACTTCAGAAATCAGAAGCATATTCGCTCAGAAAATTAATACAAATCTATCAAATTTCCCATCTAACATAGATTATTGTATTGAAAACTATGTTGCAAGTAATGGAAACTGGTATCGGATTTACAAGTCAGGTCGCCTAGAACAAGGAGGTTTCTTTGGAGGAAATACAGGTGCATGGGCAAGTGTAGCAATCACATATCTTAAACCATTTAAAGATACAACTCATCAATTATATTGCCAGGGGAACTGGAGTGATGCGGCTAGTACTTCTTGTAAGATTACCGCAAAATCAACAACCGGAGCAACAATTACATATGCGAACAATCTCTCATCAGTTCAATTATCAACTTGGTTTGCAATCGGCAGAAAATAACTGGAGGAAACATGTTAGGTCAAAAATTAACAGAAGAAACTTATACAGAGGGAGCTATTTGGTGTAATGAAAACCATGCACGTATTAATCCGGAAACATGGATTATCGAAAAAATCCCTGAGCCAACACCAGAAGAATTAAAAGGAATTAATAGAGAATTGAGAAATCAACTTTTAAGAGGTTCTGATGAATGGGGTGTTGCAGACAGACCGCAAACACACATTGTAAAATTACATTTAGAATGGCGAGAGTATTTAAGAAATTATACAAATAATGACAACTGGTGGGAAAATCCCCCATTAACTTATAATGAATGGGAACAAGGAAAATGACAGATAACACACTCTCAGAAGCATTAAAAGAAGCCTATGCCTCGGCTCCGAGTGAAGTTGTTTTACTGCATACCTTGGAGTTAAGGCATCCGGCTTTTGTTGACGATAACGGAAATCCAACTGCCATTCGCATTGTCCGAGACAATAAAAATTATATCTGCAGGCTTGAAGATACGGCTCCGCTTAATCCGGGAGAAGAAGTTGAATTTCAAGCGTTGGCATTTGACCTTGAATTACCACCAGTTGAGGCAATACCGGTTCCGGAAATTACCTTGTCAATTGATAACGTTTCAACAGAAATCATCAAATACTTGGACAGAGCCGTAGAAACACAGGACATGATCGAAATGACCTATCGGCCATACCTGACAAACGACCTGAGTACGCCACAAATGGATCCGCCGATTACATTGGTTATTACTGAAGTTACAGCGGATATTTCCAAAATATCGGCCACAGCTCGCATGATGGACATCGGCAACAAGTCTTTTCCAGCTGAAAACTATACCGTTAAAAAATATCCGGGATTAAGTAGATAAAAGTTGTCTTTACTTTCATTTTAAGCTACAATTAAAATATCTTTAATTTTAGAAAGGAAATACAAATGGCTAAAAATGCGGTTATTGAGGGTGACTATAAAGGCAAGCAGATAGTTTGTACTTTAGGTGTAAGCGTTATTGTTTTAGGTTTTACAAAAAGCATTGAACTTACTAAAGCTAATGTCGAAAGTTATGAGGTATTAGATGAAGAAAAAAGGAAATCAGCCTTGTCTGGAGTGGCAAGAGCAGCAATAGGAGGATTCTTATTAGGTGGAGTTGGATTGCTAGCTGGTGGATTATCCGCTAAAAGCAAAGGAGAATATTTAATTTCTATTCAATTTACTGATGGTAAAAAAAGCTTGTTGCATGTAAATGATAAAATATATAAGAGTATTATTAGCAAGTGTTTTTAATTAAGAATGTATTTAACTAAAGCTCGCAAATAGCGAGCTTTTTTATTGGAATAAAATATGACGCATTTTGCATTCAAATATATCGGGCGACCATGGATCGCCGGAGCACAAGGCCCTGACGAGTTTGATTGTTGGGGCTTTGTTCGTTATGTGCTGTTGCACGAATTTGGCCATGATGTACCACCGGTCAACATTAATCCGAATAATTTAAGAGATGTCCTTCATGCCTTTAAGGTGGACTTGGCATTTCAAGCCTTTATTGAAGTGTCGGCACCTCGCAACGGAGATGTTATTTTGATGAGGCAATCAAAAAATCCGGTTCATGCCGGGTTATGGCTAGACATAGACGGCGGTGGTGTTTTGCACTGTGTTCGGGATAGTGGCGTTGTATTCCAAAATGTCCGCTCATTAAACACCTGCGGTTGGTACCTTGACAGTTATTACCGAGTGAAAAATAAAAAATAAATATTTTTCTTGCATTTGCGTAGAAAATATGCCATTATCTACGCATAATATGCGGAGATAATAAAAATGTATATACATGAATTAAAAAATTGGCCAAAATTTTATTGGGATAATAATAAGATTACAAACATTTTGTCTGAAGTTTCCTTCTTACAAGGAAATATTATCGGCAAAATGAAAGCTGTTGGTTTTGATTTTCAACAAGAAGCGTTGCTTACAAGTATGACATACGAAATTACAAAATCCAGTGAAATAGAAGGAGAATTGCTTAATACAGAACAGGTTCGTTCATCAATTGCCCGCAGATTAAACATATCTAATATAAATATGGTAGCAACCAATCATTATGTAGATGGAATTGTCGAAATGATGGTTGATGCAACCCAAAATTTTGAATCAAAATTGACTTTAGAAAGACTTTTGGGATGGCATGCCGCATTATTTCCAACAGGTTTTAGTGGTATGTATAAAATAAAAGTCGGAAGCTTTCGTGACGATAAAGATGGACCAATGCAGGTCGTTTCATCTGGCATGGGTAAAGAAGTTGTATATTATGAAGCCCCATCTGCAGATAAATTACCCGCCTATATGGATGACTTTTTAAGATGGATCAATGATGAAAATGATATCTCCCCTATTATAAAAGCCGCAATAGCCCATTTATGGTTTGTTACAATACATCCTTTTGAAGACGGCAATGGTCGAATTTCAAGGGCAATTACAGATATGATGTTATCAAAAGCGGAAAACTCTCCCTATCGCTTCTACAGTATGTCAGCTCAAATACAAAAAGAAAAAAAAGAATACTATAATGTATTGGAAAGTACTCAAAAAGGAAAATTAGATATCACTACTTGGTTAGAATGGTTCTTAAAATGTTTGTCAAAATCAATTTCTGATGCCGAAAGTTTGATAAATAAAATAATTTATAAAGCTCTTTGTTGGCAAGAATTTAATAAAATTATATTAGATAAAAATCAACAAAAAATAATAAACATGTTGTTAGATGGCTTTGAAGGAAATTTAACATCCAGTAAATGGGCTAAGATTTGTAAATGTTCCCAAGATACCGCCATTCGATCAATTAAATATTTAATCGAAAACAATATTTTAAAACAAGAAGGAACAGGACGTAGTACACATTATGTCTTAAGGTGCGTAGAAAAACATTGATTTACTCCGCACATTATGCGAAGAAATATCCCCCCTCACAAATGTGAGGGTTTTTTATGGAAAGTTAAAACAATGGTTTATTTTAATTATCTAACAAATCCGTTTAATCCAAATAAGGGACGGATAAGCAAAGCCTTACCCGGAAAACAAACCGTTTGGCAAATCGTTAAAGAGCAAAAAATAGATTTAACACGACCAACAGTCTGTTTGGTTGATGGTGTAGCAAAACTAAGAAAAGACTGGAACATTACTCTACATCAAAAAGCGGTGGTTAGTTTTGTAGCTCTGCCACAGGGTGGCGGAGGCAAAAGTTCAAACCCTTTGCAAATTGTCCTAACGGTGGCCTTAATCGTTGCAACTGTTTATACAGGCGGTGCTGTGGGTGCCGCTTATGGTGCCTTTTGGGGTGGCGTTGCTGCGGCGGCTGTTTCTGTCGGTGGCGGAATTTTAATTAATACCTTTGTGCCAACACCTAAAGCATCGCTTAATGGAATGACAACATCAAGCCTGACTCAAAGTCCGACTTATTCCTTACAAGCACAAGGTAATCAGGCTCGCCTTGGTAATCCAATTCCGGTTATTTACGGCCGCCACCTGATATATCCGGATTTTGCCAGTCAGCCTTATTATAAATATGCAAACAACGAGCAATACGTCTATCAGCTCCATTGCATAGGTCAAGGCGAATACAATGTCGAACAGATACGAATTGAGGACACTCCGATCAGCTCATTTGAAGAAATAACCTATCAAATCATTCCACCCGGAGGTAAAAACACGCTTTTTGAAGAAGATGTGGTAACTTCCAATGAAGTGGCCGGTCAGGAACTGTTAAAGGATACCATTTGTGGTCCGTTTGTGTTAAACCCGACCGAAAGTGTTATCAATAAAATTGAAATTGATGTCGCTTTTCAAAGAGGATGTTATTACGCAAACGACAATGGAACCATGGCCAATAAAACCATTCAATGGCGTATCGATGCCAGACGAATAGATGATGAAGATAAAGCGCTGGGTGACTGGGTAACCCTTGGAACGGAAAGTATCACAAGCAATAACCATAACGCTATGTATCAAACCTATACCTATTCGGTAACAACCGGCAGATATGAGGTCAGAGCTACCCGGTTAGATGCCAAAGACACATCTTCACGTGCCGGTCATGAAATCCGGTGGGGTTCAGCCAAAGGCTACATCGTATCGGATAAGGACTACGGGAATGTGACATTGCTTGCCATTACGATGCGTGCCACCGACAACTTGTCACAGCGTTCATCCCGTATGGTGAACTGCATTGTTACGAGGAAACTTCCGACATGGTCACCAAGTGGAGGATGGACGGCTCCGGTTGCAACCCGTTCGGTGGCTTGG